TCAGATTACGATTACGTGGGACGAAATCAAAAACGTGGGAAAGCCCATTCCCGATTTGCCTACGACGGGGGCCGCCGCTGTTGCTGTTGTTGATGATGAGATTGAGTGGGATTAGAATGGATGACGACTCGTACGAGCTGAACCTCATGATGCTAACTGCGAACCTGCACTTCGAGCATTATTACGGCAACGAGGCAGAGGCGCAGTGGGTTCGCAAGTTGTGGCGTTCCGTTGGGCGCAAAGCTGGCATTAGGGTTAGAACGTACGATGTGAAGCAGCTCGGGTTTGTCCAAGTTGAGCGGCTAACGGTGCTTCCGCAAGACGTTCAGATAGAGAAAATGGCTTTTGCGTATGCGCGTGACAAGATGCGCGGCGCATAATCGTGTAGCATTTGTTGCAAAGGGAGATGATGATGCATTTGATTCCGTACCTGATCTTTGCTTTACTGATCTTGTTTCTCTCAACTAAGGCAGGAAGAACATGAGCGTAATGGAACCCCGACATAGCTCGGCGTTGTACCGGACGATGTGGCGCAGCGCAATGCACGCCCTCGGCAATGCCGAAGCAGCAGACAAGGTGATGCAGAGCTTTGTGGATTCGCACCCGCATCTTGCTGAAGTGTGGGAGGCGAACACTTGCCGCGCTTGCAAGGCGATCCTGTCGCAGCTGGATAAGGCTGAGGCTTCGCCGTACTGCGAGTGCTGCCGGATGGACAATGATCCTCCGGAGTATTACGAGCGCAACGTGAAGATGTACGGGGCTGAGTGATGGTGAAGGGGACGATTGGTAAGGCGAAGGCTGCTGCTGCTATGCAGCGCAGGCTTGACCGAGCAGCGGCGAAGGCTGCGCGTAAGGCGTTGCGTAAGCAGGCGGCTTGACGCGCGTATCTTTGTGTGTGTAGGATGGGCAGACCCTAGACCTGAGGAGGTCAAACTAATGAGCAAGATGGGCGAGAAGTTCACCGAGCAGCAAGCCAAAGACTACGAGGATCGAGGAGTGAACCGATCCGAAGAGCTGGCCGACCTGCTCACCATTGGCGAGATGACGGACATCATCGCCGCGCTTTCGCTTTCGTTCACTTGGCTAGACGGCGACCCTAGTGGCGCTGCGGTTCTTGCGATTCGCAGTGTGATGTGGGAAGCGCGAGCCATTGCCGAGCGCAATGAGTACGCTGGTGATTACGACTATCCGGAGGACGCATCGTGAGCGGAACGCATATCTATTGGTACGCACTGGGTGACGGATCATGGGGAGGATGCGCAAACGATGATCTTGTCACCGTCGATTGCGACGAACTGTCGCCGATTGAGCGCGCGATGATTGACCGCGCGATGGATACCGATAACGATGATCTTGTTCGGTTTGCCATTCTGCGCGCGTATGATCGGATTGAGAAGGAGAAGGCGGCATGAGCCGTTACGACAAAGAGTATTTGGTAGTCACGCTAGAGATTACGATCACGCCTGAGTGCGTGAACGCGATCCTTGACGAAGGCGGATACTCACCATGGTTCACAGCATTCTATTGCACGCCACAAGACGGCGACCTAGAGTCGGCACGCATCGTGTGTTGGAATCCCGACGAGGAGGAAGGCGTAGAGATGACAGTCGTGCTAAGCGCAAGTGACATTGCTAACGCCATGAAGCGCATCGCTCGTGATCGTACGCTATGCCCCAACGCTTCTGATGATCTGCGTAAAGCGATCATGGACGGGGACGCTAGTTACATTGACGCAGAGGTCGCAGATTGTGTGCTGCAAATGGCGTGCTACAAAGAAATCGTGTTCGGCTAAGGGGATTGGCATGACTGAAGAGACTTACATTGACTTGGAGAACCGGCTAGATTTTCTACTGCCGGAGAAGCGCGGCTATGGCGCTGACATGCGAAGGCTATTGCTTTGTGCTGTTAGCACGAAGGATTGGGTGCTATCCGAAGCTATCGAGAACGTCGTTACCGAGCTATTGCAACGCATGGAAACAGCAGACCAAGAGTCGCGCGAGTTTGATGCTTGGGTGTCCCGGTTAGAGGAAGAGGCGCGAGCATGAGTAGCGTGTCCGACATTGGGAATCGTTGCGTCGAATGCGACCGGGACACATCGTTCGGGTCTGGCCTGTTTGTCAATCGGATACCCGCAGGAACCGAAACATCGAACGGTTACTTGTGTCCCGATTGTCAGCTATGGGAGTGCGATAAGTGTGGTGACTTTGTGTTGGACTTCTCCGCTGCGCCTGACGGACACGGATTCTGGTGCGATGATTGCAATGGTGCGGCATGAGACAGCGCAACATCATGGTAAGCGTCCCTTACTACAACTACACGCCATTCCGTATCGTTGTTGGCTTTCGTCAAGCACCATTGCACGATCAGCACGCCACGCTAGCAGCGTTGTCGCCAGCTGATGCGTTGGAAGCGGTGCGTGTTGCGTCTCCCGGTTGGGAATCACTCAGCATTTGTGACCAAGTTCCGGTTGGATTCTGGCGCGGCAATGCGCTGCGCACTGTTGCCACTGTTGTTGGCAATGCTGACCCGAATATTGTTCGGCATTGTATTTGGAATGACGTGCACGTTTAGCGGTGCCGTGATGCGGTGCGCGGCGCGGCTTGTATTTGCTGCGCCGCGTGCTTAGACTACCCGTGTCAGTCCAACTATCGGAAGGAATCCAATGTCTGACAACGATTACACGTGGCGCGAAGCTGTAGCCGATGCGCACACCGCAGCGGCGGAAGCATTCGCCTACGCCGTCAAGCAGGGCGACGACCTAGACAATGGCGCAGAATATGACTTGGCGCATGAGTGGGCGGACGGTAGCGAATGGGTTATCTATACCTATCGCGCACGCTGCCTATGGTTTGATAGCGCCGAGGTGCAGGATGCGGAGGGTCATGTGTTCGATTGTGGCATCGACGCGAGCGCGGACATTGACCAGCGGATAACGTTGTGTGTGTTTCATGCGTTGGCCGATGCGTTTGCGGAGAAGTGGCGCGAGCTGGCAGAGATGCACGCAGACGAGGACGACGACGACGACGACGCGGAAAGTGTCGCAAGCGAACCGCGCGGGTTTATGGAATGGCCGTTCACGATGGAAGTTGTCGCCCGTAAGGACGTGACGGCATGACGGCCACGCTAAGCCCGGCGCTACAAATGGTTCAGGATTTCCGCGACATGACCACGGGCGACGGCACGTATGCGAACGTCGCCGCCATTGCCGCAAGTGTGAACGCTGACCCGGCCACCGTCGGCGTTCTCTATTGCGTCAGCACGCACCGGGGAACACCGGCTATCCTTGCGCCAAATCAGGCCATAGCTTTAGAGTGGTTAGCCGCAGCTGATCCGGACGGCACCGCGTATACCGTCCACCGCTTTACACATTGGGCTATAGGGTGGATCGACTACGTGATTGTCAATACGCAACGCGCCGCCGTTGTCGATGTTTGCGCGGACATTATGCACCGGCTAGACGCTTACCCCCTATTGGACGAGCGGCGATGCTGCGCGCACGAATGGGAAGCGAATCACCCCGCCAACGGTGAGTGTTACGCCGACGACGATTGTCCGTGCCGGGACGGGGCGGCGGCATGATTCGCGACAACATCACCGGCCAAACATCCGCACCAGATACGCACTATCGCGACCACACCGGCGGCGTATCATCGGAGATTGTCTACCCGTCCGGCGCTATCCGCTGTTACGGCACCGACGCGGACGGCTACCTAGTAACCATGCAATACATGGGATACACGCGCCGCGAAGCGGTCGCTATGTTTCGCGACGACATGGCCGAATATTGGGCGCGTGTCGCGGCCAGCTAAACCCTGTTGACACTGTTGTAAACATAAAAACACTAGCCGCGCACGCGCCCGGTGCGCACGCGGCACGCACGACGCAACACACGCGCCGCCACCACGCCGCCGGGCTTGCAGATCACTGCCCGGCGGCGTTACCATGCGCCTACGGCGCATCCGCCGCATCCCACGCCTGAGGAGGCAACCGCAATGACTGAGTACACGACCACGCGCGACGACTACACGACCACACGCAACGCGGACGGTATTTGGGTGCTATCCGTTCGATCCATTGACGACCCCGCCGCGTACGTCCACGTGTCGAACCACACGACGGAGGCCGAGGCGATGGAAGCGGTCGCCGACGCAATCGCCGAGGAGAAGCGCATCGCCCTTTCCAATCTCGCCACGGCACGCCAACGGCAGGAGAATGACTATCGCACCCTGACAGCCCTCCGCCGCCTAGTGGAAAACCTGCCGTGGCACGACATCAACACCGGCGACTTCTCCCCCATGGAAGGATGCGGAGACGTAGCCGCCTTCCGCACCGCCGCCATCGACCTCGGCTGTGACGACGACACTCTCAACGCTGGCGCGGAACGTGATTACGTCATCACCGCTGATGTAACGCTGACCATCTCTTTCATCGTCAATGCCACAAGTGAGGAACAGGCTCACGACCTTGGCGAAGTCGCACTATCCGGTGCCAACTATGGATCTCTCGGCCTTGACCTTGACCACTTCGAGATCGAGGACACGTACGAAACCATCACCCACGTCGAGGTTTCCGGATGCTAGGTATCAACGCATGGCTGTGGCTGGCGCTCCTTGCCTTCACCGCCGCGCTACTCATCGCGCTAGCGCGTAGCCCCCTACCCATCACCTAACCGGAAGGCACAACCGTGAGCACCTACACAAGCCCATACCTACCCGTCACCGGCACCACCGCCGACACGTTCGATCTACATCTCGGCGGTGACGCATGGCTGACGGGTTTCAGCGTGGAGGACCAGCAACTACTCAGCGAAATGCTGGCCGACAACGGATACAACGTGTATGACCACATCGGCCAACACATGCACGACAACCACGCGCACCACGACGACGCGACGCGACCCGTCGCGCAATGGCACATCCGCGCCCACCGCACCACCGCCGACTGCACCTACTGCGGCGGCACGGGCTCACTCCCATCCCTCACCGGCGGCAACGTCTGCAAGGGATGCAACGGTACCGGAATGGATAACGTCACTCTCGCCGACTGCGCCTACTGCGACGGCACCGGCGGCACCGGCGTAGTCGTCTGCGGACACTGCACCCACTAGCCCCACCGCACCACTCAGCCCCGTCGCGCTACCACAGGCGGCGGGGCTTCTTCACGCCCAAACCAAACCCACACGGATAGCCCGGTTGCCTGTCGGGGGTAGCGTGTTCCGCGCGTGGTGTGTCGTGTCGTGTGGCGTGCGGCGTGCGATTGGGTCGTGACCAGGTGGCGTTTGGCGCGTCGCAGCTACAGCTCCTGTTTTCGTGCATCCATGCACCCCAACCATCGCCAACCATCCCGCACGCTGACCAACCGGCCCGCACACGCACCGCCACCCAACCCCCCCGCGCCGCCGCAACGCATCCCAAGCGTAGGGTGTGTTTGTTTGTGGGTATTGCTTGTATTGCGGTTTGTTGATCTTTTGATGATCTTCAGCAAACCATTGTGCTGTTGGTGTTTGCGGGTTTTCTGCTCCCCCCCTAGTCCCCCCCTCGTGGGGTCGCGTTTTGGGAGCGAGTGTGTGGTTGCGACTTGTCTGGTTGTCGCTGGCAGCAGCCTATTGGTATGCTCGTTTTTTCGTGTGTGTGTTCGTTTTTTGGTGAGGGTTAGGCATTGCTGCGCCGATGCCCCTCTGACGGGCGAGTTTCCGCTGTTGAGGCGGATCTGTCTTAGTGTATCATGTTGGTACTAGCGGGTGGGGGTTTGATTGTCTTGTTGAACAATACGCATTATTCGAATTTTACTATTTGTGGGGTGGTGTCTCTTGTGGGGGACGTTTGTCTCCGGGTGGGGACGCTTGTTGGTTTTGGTTTGTGTGGCAAGTGGTGTGTTTGGGTTGGGGGTTTTCGATGACTAAGCGAGCTGATTTGAAGGAGGCTCGGGATGATAGGGCTGCTTTGGAGGGTGCTTATGGTCTTGTGTCTGATGATTTTCTTGTGAAGAATTATTTGCCGAGTCGTACTATTGGCGAGTTGTCTGATGAGCAGATGGATGAGGCTGTTGAGATGGCGCGTCTTGGCGCGTTTGAGAAGGCGATTGCGCGTGTGCTTGGTGTTAATGAGGGCGTGTTTATGTCTGCTTTGAAGAAGGGGAAGGATGCTAAGACTGGGCATGGTGGTACGAGTCTTAAGCGTATTGAGTTTGCTGAGCGGTTTTATGCTGCTCGTAAGGAGCATATGAAGAAGAGTCTTCGTATTATTAGTGAGGCTGCTGATGAGGGTGATTGGAAGCCTGCGGCGTGGCAGTTGGAGCGTTCTTTCGGGTTTGTGAAGAATGAGACGGTTGAGGTTGAGGCTGGTCCGCAGATTATGTCGTTGATGCAGTTGGCTCAGATTCCTATGGAGCAGGCTCAGGCGACGTTGCAGGTTGAGGGCGAAGTTGTTGTCGAGTCGGATGATGCGGCTTGATCCAATGATCCAACCCCTAGTGTGTGGATTGGTGGATCATGATGAGTGACGAGTCTCTTAGTGTAGAAACTGCTCGTCTTCGAGCGAAGATGGCTGACCCGGTGTGGAAAGCTAAGAATCTGTTTGGTTTTGATCCGTGGAGTAAGCAGCAGGAGATCCTGAAGGCGTTGCGTAAGAATAAGCGCGTCGCGGTTCGGTCTTGTCATGGTGTTGGTAAGACGGCTGTGGCTGCTACTGCTGTTTTGGATTTTATGACGGAAGGGCCGTGTCGTGTTATTACAACTGCGCCTACCTGGTCGCAGGTTGAGCAGCTTTTGTGGCGCGAGATTAGTGTGCGGCACTCTAAGATTCCTGGTGGTAAGGATGCTTTTGGCAAGATGTTCAAGTCGAGCCTTGAGGTCCGGTCGGATTGGTTCGCGATGGGCCTCTCGACTGATAAGCCAGAGCGTTTTCAGGGTCATCACGCGCCACGAATGATGCTTGTCGTTGATGAGGCCAGTGGTATTGACGAGGCTATCTACGAAGCTTCGGAAGGTTTCCTTACTGCTGATGAAGCTCGCGTGCTGTTGATTGGCAACCCGACTAGGCCAGCCGGAACGTTCTACAAAGCCTTCCAAAAAGACTCTGGCTGGTACCCGGTTCACATGAGCGCGTTTGATGCGCCGTGTTTTACGGGCGAACGAGTGTCTAAAGAGGCCGAGCGTGCTCTTATTACTCAGGAATGGGTGCAGGACGCGAAGCAGCAGTGGGGCGAGGACTCTGCGGCTTATAAGATTCGCGTATTGGGCGAGTTTTCTGAAACAACGGGCCGCCAATACTTCCAATTTTTAGATAAAATCGCGCCCACGGAGCCTAAGAAGCGTGGTTTTGTGCGGGGAATGCCGGTTCCTGGTGGCAGGGTAGAGTTTTATGACGACCACAAGGGCGGGATGCGCATGTGGGAGCTGCCAAAGACGAGCGTTGGGTACCTTATTTTTGCTGATGTGGCTGGATCAGTGTCGTTTGACGAGTATGAGCGTCGCGAATCACGCATTGGAGTAGGTGCAGGGTCGGATTATTCTGTAGCACAAGTTCTACGCCAAGATAATGGCGAACAAGTAGCGGAAATTCGTTATCGCGCTGATGTTGACGAGTTCGCCGACGACCTGGCGCGCTTGGGACGCTTGTATAACGATGCGATCATCGCGGTAGAGCGCAACGGGCCGGGAACGGCGGTACTTACCCAGCTAAAAAACACTATGGGGTATCCGCGTATCTGGCGACCACGCAATCCCATCGGCGTAAAGACGCATCTTGACCAGACGCTTGGTTGGAACACGACTAGTGCGACTCGGCCCATGATGCTGAGCGCGCTTCAAGCCGCTATTCGTGATGAGCCGCACCGCATTAAGAGCGAAGCGCTTATTGATGAGATCCGTACGTTTGTGTTTCGGGATCGGAATGGCAGAGAGCCGCGCCCAGAGGCGGACGAAGGTTGCCACGATGATCTTGTGATGGCTATGGGTGGTGCGCAAGCTGTGTGGCAGCAAGAATGTACGACTCCTATTCGCCTTGCTGAGCGTAAGAAGCCCGAGCCGCAGGCTAATCTTCAGAAGCGCGCGCCACGATTTGTAATTGGTCGCGGATGATTACAAGTTGCGGCTTGTATTTTTTGCGCTAATTACAAGATGCGACTTGTTGGGGCGGCTAGGAGAATCCGCGAGTGAGCGGGATGGGTTGGTATCTCCTAGCCGCTCGCGCACCGTAGCATGTATGATTCTCGTATGAGTGCAAAGTACGAGAAGCTTGTGAAGTCGCTGAGGGCAAAGGGCGCTGATGATCCTCGCGCGCTTGCGGCTAGCATTGGTCGTAAGAAGCTTGGTAAGGAAGAGTTCCAGCGTCGCGCAGCGGCCGGAAGGAGCGCGAAGTAATGGACGCGCTCGACAAGCTCAAGAAGAAGAACGCCCCACAGGTAAGCATTGCGCTAATGCGCATGAAGCCCATGTCGCGCAAAGAAGCAGTGACGGACTCCATGTCGTATCGCGACGACGAAGGCGACATGGAAGAAAACAAGGAAATGATGGAAGATAAGGAAATGGTGGAAGACAAGGAAGAGTACGGTTCCGAGTCTTGCCCGAAGTGTGCTGAGTATCAGATGCTCATCGGCGAAGCGCTTGCTATGTACATGCGAAACAAGGACAAGGAGGAAGCATCAGACTCCGAGGTGGAGTAGGTGCTACACTAATTCTTATGAGCGTACCTCCGAACATGATGGGCGCAGGCCTGATGATTCCGCCGCCCCCGATGGGCGCACCGATGGGAGCGCCTATGGGCGCGCCGATGGCACCAGGAGCGCCGGTTCCCCCGGCTGTTGCTGCTCTTCCGGGTATGGCTGAGCTTGCTCAGGCGCAGACGATGCAGATGGCGGATCAGCAGCGCCAGATGCAGATGATGCAGGAAGAGATGCAGAAGCAGATCATGATGCTTATTTCGTCGCTTCCTACGCCGAATCCGGCTGGTGAGGCTGCTGTGTCTACGCCGATGACTCCGATGATGAGTGGTGCTGGTGCTGGCATGGGTGGTTCTGCCGCTCCGATGGGTGATGCTGACATGGGAACCCCAACGGGTGCCTACTAATAATTTTCAGAGTCGAGACGCGGCGCTTCCGTCTTACACTCGCGCCGTTACGATTACGCCAAATAATTCTACTGATCTTGTTGAGACGACGCGCGCAATTATTGTTGACCACGCCACGCTTCAGCACGCAATGGTCAGCGTTATCCTTTCAGGTGACACCGCTGCCGTGACAATTCCTATTCGTACTGGCGTTATTACGCCTATTCGCGCTACTCGGATTCGTGTTACTGGTACTGACGCAACTACTGTTGTCGCTCTCTACTGATAGACTCTAAGAATGCCTTACGTTGTACCAACAACAGTCGTAGCAGCATCCAGAGGCTTCGCAACAGACTACAACGTCATCGTTAATGATGTCATTGACCACGAGACACGCATTGTTGCGGTAGAGGCTATTGCTGCTGCGGTGCCGTACGCGAATCTCGCTTCTGACGTAAAGAACTTTACAATCAGCACGCCAACGTTCACAACAAACGTGTACACGCCAGTCCTAACGGACGCAGACAACAAGCTCCTTCTCCTTACAAACGGAGCAACCGCAGGCTCGTTTACTGTTCCGCTTAACTCAAGCGTCGCGTTTGCCATTGGGTGCCAGCTAAACCTAGTCCAGACTGGCACGGGACAGATTACCGTTAATCGAGCAACAAGCGGCGTAACAATCAACGGCTCCACAACTGTGAACTATTTGTTTTCGCAGCAATACGCAATGATTAGCCTTGTAAAGACGGCTGCTGACAATTGGGTACTAACCGGCGACTTTGCGTAATGCCGTACGTTGCCCCGACAACCGTAACTCCAGGCGTACCTATTGCGTCTGCGCTTCATAACCTGCTTGGCACGGACATTGTTGACCACGAGTCGCGCATCGGTACAACTACAACGACGCTGACTAGTTTGCCGTACGCAAATCTAGCGTCTAGTGCAAAGAATTACGCGATTCTAAATTATTCGGACGCTCGCGACGTTGTAAGTTCTGATGCTAACAATAAGATCCTTGTTAGCGGATCAACTAATTGTGGGATTTATGGTGCTAGCGATGTGCTTGTCGAAGGTCAGACCGTTAATCTTTTTCGTGGCGGAACCGGATCTTTTTTTGTGAGAGCACCTTATTTTGGGACTTCAATTAATGGAACATCTAATGTTTATTATTTGAATCCGTATGGGTTTGCGCAGCTTATTTGTATTGGCAAAGGCTTGTTTATTCTTGTGGGTGCCTATGTTTAATCGAAGCTTTTTGAGGCGAAGAAAACTTAGCAACACTCCCCAAGCGTTGTTGCAATACTCGTCTGCTAGTACCGGAGATCAATTTGGTCGTTCGGTTGCGTTGTCAAGCGACGGAACAACCGCTATATGCGGAGTTCCATATGACGATCCTAATTCTATTGGCTCAAACACTGGAAGTGCTGTTGTTTTTATTTGTAGCAACAAAACATGGACTCAGCAAGCAATTCTATCGCCTACTGGCTATGCCCCCTTTGATGAAACCGGCACTTCGGTTGCGATTTCAAGCGATGGGAATACTGCAATTATTGGAAGACCCGGTGGGTCCATTATAGGAAACGCTATAGTATTTACTCGTTCTGGCGCTACTTGGACACAGCAACAAATTATTAGTCAAACGGGTGGTACCCCGGGTAATAAGTTTGGTTTTTCAGTTGCGTTGTCAAGTGATGGGAATACGGCAATTGTTGGCGCGTACTCAGCTAATTCACAACAAGGAAACGCTACAATATTTACTCGCTCTGGTATTACTTGGACGCAGCAACAAACTATTACTCAAACTGGTGGCGCAGCAAACGATTTGTTTGGCGTTTCGGTTGCGTTGTCAAGCGATGGGAATACGGCAATTGTTGGCGCGTATTTCGACGATGTTGGAGCGAACGTAGACCAAGGAAGCGCAACAATATTTACCCGTTCTGGAGCTACATGGACACAGCAGCAAACTATTACTCAAACTGGTGGCGCTGCTAATGATGGGTTTGGTTGGGCGGTTGCGTTGTCAAGCGACGGTAATACGGCAATTGTTACAACGTATTTCATTAATTCTTTCCAGGGAAACGCAACAATTTTTACACGATCCGGTGGCGTTTGGACGCAGCAACAAACTATTACCAAATCTAACGGCGCTGCCAATGACCAGTTTGGGTGGTCGGTTACTTTATCGGGCGACGGAAATACCGCAATTTTGGGCGCGCGCCTTTCTAATTCTGTTGCGGGTAGCACAACGGGTAGCGCAACGGTTTTTACGCGCCTTAATAGCGTTTGGACACAGCAACAAGTTATTAGTCGAACAAACGGCGCAACAGGCGATAGGCTTGGTTCGGCGGTTGCGTTGTCAACTGATGGCAACACGGCAATTGCTGGCGCATCTGGTATTAAGACCCCATTTACTAGTTGTGGTGGCGCTATTGTTTTCTATAATCACTAAACACGAACTGGTACACTCACACCAATGCCATACACCCGACCATACGCCAGCGGCTTCGTAGACTATCCGCTCACCACCACACCAATCAACAGCACTGCGCTCAACACTATTGATGTTGGCGTAAAGACAGCTAACGATACTGTGGATGCGTTTACTGGCGCGTGGACGGCGTACACTCCGACGCTGACTAATACAACTGCGCCTATTACGGTTGCTCGTTACGTGAAGATTGGCAAGACAGTACATTTCTATGTTGTGTTGACGCTTACCGGTGCGCAGGTAACGGGCCTTGTCGGAATTGCGCTGCCCCCGTTTGCAATGCTTAGCACAAGCGCTGGAAACTTTGACGTAAAACTAATCGACGCAGGAGTTGTATACGCTGGTATTGGAGTTGCCGGGACGACAGCTAGGGTTGATTGTTACGCTCTTAACGCCGCTGGTACATACGCCGTAGTTACAGCAACAAGCAGTACCGTCCCGGTTACGTGGGCAACTACAGACCAGATCATTGTAAGCGGAACATACGAG